ATGAGAAGCTAGTAGCGGAATTAAAAGAGTTTGTCTTTGAACGAAACGTTATGCCATCAATGAGATCTGTTATGACATCTGGAGCTGCACTTGAAAGAGATAATGTAGCTGGATATAACTGTGCATTTGTACCAGTTGATTCTCCTAGAACATTTGACGAAACAATGTATATTCTTATGTGCGGAACTGGTGTTGGATTCTCAGTAGAATACAAATACATCAATAAGCTTCCTGCCGTCCCAGAAAAACTTGAAAAATCTGATACTGTTATTGTAGTAGAAGATTCAAAACAAGGTTGGGCAAAGGCTTATCGTGAACTACTTGCGCTGCTTTGGACAGGACACATCCCTGCAATTGATGTTTCGAAAGTTCGTCCTGCTGGCGCAAGACTTAAAACAATGGGTGGAAGATCATCTGGTCCACAACCACTTGTTAATCTTTTTGATTTTACAATTGCAAAGTTTAAGAGTGCAGCTGGACGAAATCTCAAGCCAATTGAATGCCATGACATAATGTGCAAGATTGGTGAAGTAGTAGTGGTCGGTGGAGTTAGACGCTCTGCAATGATTTCGCTTTCAAACATTAACGACATTGAAATGGCACAAGCTAAAGCAGGAAACTGGTGGGAAGCAAGTCCACAAAGAGCACTATCAAATAACTCTGTTGCTTATTCTCGGAAACCAGAAATGGAACAATTTATTGCAGAATGGAAGTCTTTGTATGACTCAAAGTCTGGAGAGCGTGGAATCTATAATGTTGCAGCAGCGCAGGCGCAAGCAGCTAAATATGGTCGCAGAGATCCAGAGATCCATTACGGAACAAACCCTTGTTCGGAAATTATTCTACGTCCTTATCAGTTCTGCAATCTTTCAGAAGTTGTATTACGTGAAAACGATAGCAAAGAACAAATTGAGAGAAAAGTAGAGCTGGCAACTATCCTTGGAACATGGCAATCTACTCTGACAGACTTTAAATATATCCGCAAAATTTGGAAAGATAATACAGAAGAAGAAAGACTGTTAGGAGTTTCTTTAACTGGTCAGTTTGGACACAAATTTATGTCTGGTAAGAATGACCTAGTAGCACTTGAAGCATTTCTTATGACATTGCGTGAAAAAGCAAGAGCAGTAAATAAAGAAGAGTCTGGGAAAATTGGGATTCCTGAGTCTGCAGCAATTACATGCGTAAAGCCTTCTGGTACAGTTTCCCAATTGGTCGGGGTATCTTCAGGAATGCATCCATGGCATTCACCATATTACATTCGTACAGTTCGTGGATCTAAGGGTGACCCAATTTCTACTTTCTTAAAAGAAGTTGGTATTCCAGTAGAAGACGATGTTATGAAGCCAAATGAGACTTACGTTTTTTCATTTCCAGTAAAAGCTCCAGAAGGTGCAATTGTTAGAAATGATTTAACTGCTATTGAGCACCTAAACATTTGGCTAGTTTATCAGCGAGCATGGTGTGAGCACAAGCCTTCAATTACTGTATCTGTAAAAGAAGATGAGTGGATGGAAGTTGGAGCATGGGTTTATAAAAACTTTGATGATGTTTCTGGAATTTCATTCCTACCTCATTCAGAGCACACATATAAGCAAGCCCCTTATCAAGAAGTATCTAAAGAAGAATATGAGGAGCTACTTTCAAAAATGCCTTCCAATATTCGATGGGAAGATCTTTCTTTTTATGAGACAGAAGACGGAACTTCCACAAACGCCACGCTTGCCTGCAGCTCAGATGGAAATTGTGAGCTTGTAGATATATCCGCCTAATGGTAGAATTATAGTATTGGGTAAAACCAAAATTCATGGGCAACCCGCCCACGAGGAGATGATAAAATGGCTATCAAAAAATTTGATAAAGCTGATTTAAATAAAGATGGGAAAGTAACAATGCAAGAACAAATTTTAGCAGCAATTGGAACCTACGGAAGAGCATTTCTCGCAGCAGCAACTGCTCTATATATGACTGGCAATACGAATCCTAAAGATTTAATTGCAGCTGGAGTCGCAGCAGTAGCCCCAGTGATCTTGAAGGCTTTAAGCCCAAGCAATAAAGAATTTGGATTTACCAACAAGTAATTATTAGTCAATTAGGAATGCCCTTATGCTAAAATAGTGTAAGGGTATTTTCTTTTTAGGGGTAAAAAATGGCAGCTCAAAAAAATTTTCAGGTAGACGAGAACGCAACGTTTACTTTTGAAGTACAATACCTTGACGAAGACAATGAACCAATTCAATTAAACCACCACACAGCAAAAATGCAAGTTAGAGATACACAAGGTGGCAAAAAGCTAGCATTTACATTAGATCATACAGACGGAATTACAATAACACCCTCATTAGGCAAACTTTCAATTTCTGTTTCAGCCGAAAGAACTAAAAAACTATTTTACCCAAAATCAGCATATGATTTAGTCGTAATCGATCCAAGCGTAAATGTTACTAGATTGTTAGAAGGATATCTTACATTAAATAGGGCGGTGACACTATAATGGCAACCCGCCTAATTGTTACGGAAAATAATCCTTTAGTAGTAGTAAGAGCTTCTGGCGCACCTGGAAGAACAATAATAAGTGGAGAAGGAAATCCAGCAAATTCATTAGGCGTACCAGGCGACTTCTATTTTGACACACTTACCACAAGATTCTGGGGACCAAAATCTTTGGCTTTGGATTCATGGAATGTTGAAGATAGCTTTATCCTTGATAAGCAAATATCATATATGTACTCTTGGGAAATGAGCCAAATTACTGGTCCAGTAAATGGAATATATTCTGTAGCTATAACCCATAATTTGCAGTTCCACCCAAACGTGTCGGTAAAGTCCAGCTCTGGAGACTTGTTAGAAACTGGAATAGACTATAATAGTATTAACCAAATAACATTGACAATGGCCCAGCCATTTTCGGGGACAGCATACCTGTCCTAAAAAGGAGATAAAAGATGGCAAGAAAATTTTTAGTTAGCATTGACCTAAACAAAAATGAATTATTAAATGCTAGAATTCAAAACCTAGGTGCGGCACCATCGAGTCCAGTATCTGGTCAGATTTATTACAATTCACAAGATAACATTATGTACTTCTGGAATGGTACAGAGTGGATTTCTACATCTGGCTCACTAGAAGTTATTCAAGATGCTATTGGTTCATATGTAGAAGGCGGAGTTGGTTTAACAAAGTCTTATAACGACACAACTGGCACCACAACAATAGATTTAGATAATACAGCAGTTACTGCTGGTAATTATGGTTCCGACACAAAGGTTCCTACATTTACAGTTGATGCACAAGGTAGATTAACAAATGCTGGAGAAGTAGATTTAATTATACCTCTAGACGAGCAAACAACTGGTGACTATGTAGCAACAATTGTTGGAACAGCAAATGAAGTTACTGTTTCTCCAAACAGCGGACACAATGCTGCAGTAACAATTGGCTTGCCAGACGATGTTGAAATTACTGGCAACTTGCAAGTTGGCGGAAACTTAAATGTTATTGGAACAGTTAATTCTGTAAATACCACACAGATTAACATAGAAGATAATAAGGTAAAACTTAATAGCAATTTTACTGGATCACCAACTGCTGATGCTGGAATAACAGTTGAACGTGGAACAGAAACAGATGTAGAGATTCTATGGAATGAAACATCAGACAAGTGGACATTAACAAATAATGGAACAAACTATCATGCAATTGCTAGAAAGCATGCTGAAACTTTAGGCACATCTTCAACATCTTACACAATAACACACAACTTGGGTACAACAGACGTTACTGTGCAGATATTTGAAGCTGCAACTCCGTTTGCACAGGTTGAGGCAGATGTCCTTAGACCTAACGTTAACTCAGTAACTATCAATTTTGCATCCGCTCCATCAGCTGGAGAATACAGAGTAGTTGTAGTAGGTTAAACATGTCTAGACAGATGCTGGTACCCTTAAGGCTATTAGCCTTGTCAACAGACCCAGCATTTGGGCAAGTAGGAGAAGTATATATAAATACTACTACAAAAAACTTGCGTGTACATAATGGAACTACTTGGATAGAGCTTACTCCACCAAGCACCGATCCAACTCCATTCTATATGCACACCCATACGTTTGACGGAGATGTACATACAATAGATATACAGAATCAAATTGACTTTAAGAATCTTGATAACCCTAACACTCCTGGACTTGTTTTGCCTGAGATAATTGGGTATGATGGAGGATTACCAGGAAGCAATCTTAATAACCCCTCATTCGTTGAAGAAAGCTTATTTGATGCTGGCCTTTTTGACGGAACGCAGGAAATACAAGAAGAAGTTTTGGGAGGCGGAGGCTCAGAAGACTTTGAAGCACCATCACTTGACGGAGGAAATTCATAATGGCATATAAAATTCAATTAAGAAGAGACATCGCAGCAAACTGGGCCCTAAATAACCCACTGCTTCTAAACGGCGAAATAGGAATAGAAACAGACACTCTTAAATTTAAAATAGGTAACGGCACACAAAGATGGAATAGCATATCTTCATATGCATTTAGGCCTGGCCTACCTAATGGCGTTGCAAGTTTAAATTCAGACGGCAAAATACCTTTAGAACAATTACCAGATCAAGTTTCACTAGACGCAGAAGCATTACTAGCTATTCAAAATGCACTAGGCCAAATAGACACTTCTGACATAACAGAAGGAAGCAATCTTTATTTTACAAATACTAGAGCAATAAATGCTGTAGGCGGCCTCTTTGATGTAGCAGGATCTGCAGAAGATGCATTAGATGCGGCAAAAATAGATGCAACCAATAAAGCGAATCAAGCAGTATCTACAGCATCATCTGATGCAACATCTAAAGTAGATGCAGCTCTTTTAACAGCGCAAGCAAATTCAGAATTATTCACTAATACAGCAATTAACTCTCTAACAACTTCTGAGATAGAAGAGGGTTCAAGACTATACTTTACTGACACAAGAGTAAATAATATAGTTGGCCCATTGATATCAGAGACCAGAGGGTATGTAGATCAAGAAGTTGCTGGAGCTAAGACCTATACAGATACAGCACTTGCAGCATTTGAGCCTCCATCTTCTAATATAGGATCTACTTCAGATGTACCAGAAGGCGCAAATTTATACTTTACTAATGCTAGAGCAATTTCTGCAACAAATACTGCCAGAACAAATATATTGCTATCTGCATTGTCTGCCGTAGATGACTTAAGAACAGAAATTCAAACAGATTTAACAAACTATATTCCATTTTCTGAGGTTAATGTTTTAAATGGTGTTGCTGGATTAGATTCATCTGGTAAAATATCAGACAGCGCAATATCTTCTTCAATAGCCAGAACAAGCTCACCAGTTTTTTCTGGAGACGTTACAGTAGAAAATAATTTAATTGTTGATGGAAACCTAACAATTAATGGAACTACAACAACAGTTGATACAGCAAACTTTTCTACAGCAGACGCACTCATATATCTTGGAGAAGGAAACTCAGCAAATACAATAGACTTAGGATTTGTTTCTTCGTTTAATGATGGAACATATCAGCATTCAGGATTAGTAAGAGACGCATCTGAAAATAAATGGAGGCTATTTAAGGGAGTAATAGACGAGCCAACAACAACCATTAACTTTGGGCAAGGCTCTCTAGATAATCTTCAGGTAGGAAGCTTTGAATCATCTTCTGCGTCTATAGGATCAGTAACAAACGAAGAAATACAAAGACTTAGCGGATTGACATCTGGAGTCCAGTCACAAATAGACTCAATAACATCAAGCTATGCAACTACCATAGACGTTACAGATGCAATTGCAGAAGCCAATGGATACACAGATACTGCTGTAAATGCAATATCAAACTCTTTAGGCGATTATGTACCAGACTCTGAAAGAAACCAAAATAATGGTTACGCTGGATTAGATTCATCTGGTAAAATATTAACATCTGCTGTACCAGTAGTATCAAATACAATGCTTGAAAATAATTCAATTAATATAAATGGAACATCAGTAGCTCTTGGTGGAACAGTTATTACTGGATATACAAACGGAATGTCTGGCTCAAATATTAATAAGATTACTTATGGCACAAACACTACGCCACCTTCAAGCGGAAATTCTGCTGGAGATATTTACATTCAATACTAAGGAGACCAAATGCCGCTAAATATTTTTGACGGTTCCAACTGGAATCCTTTAAAAAAAGTACAGATTCATGATGGAACAACATGGAATGAATCTAAAGCGGCCTATATTTGGGACGGATCAGAATGGAAATCTCTACTTGATTTAAAACCAAAAAATACAGAGCTACCAGTCTTGTCTTTGCAAGAGGGAGTATATCTTTATGCTGCCCAAGAGACAGTATCTGTATCTAATGGAGTCTGGGAAAACTCTCCAACATCATTTAAATATCAATGGCAAAAGTCTCCATATAGCTCAGGTGGGTACAACTGGTCTAATATATTGGACAAAACATCAAGCACTTTATTTTTAGATGAAGACGAATGGAATTCTTTAAGAAGCCTTAAGTATGTTGGGTATGTAGTAAGATGTAAGGTTACTGCAACAAACTCTGCTGGAGATAATGAAACCGATATATATACTATTGCTAGCCCTATAATTGCCCCACAAAAACTTTCTAATGTATCTGCATCTGTTATATCAAACGGAGTAGTTAAAATTGATTGGACAAAACCAATTGGAGCCAACAATTTTTATATACAATACCAAGGACCAGAAGTTTCATTTACAGAAAACCAATCACTTGGAGATGTTGATACCATAACAATAGATACTGGTAGTGCTGATGGAACTTTAGGAATTTTAATTAATCCAAAAAATGATTCAAATGCATCTGGAATGACATTAACTGGGCTTGGCAAAAATGCATCAGTTGGTGATCTAAAACCAAATAAGCCTTCTGTTACTACAACAATGGTTTCAAACTCTACTGGTGGAACTTTTAGCTGGTCACTAAACTTAATTCAGCCTACAGAATGGATCATACACAATAATGGAGAGCTTTATACTAGCTCTTATTTCACTGGAAATCCTTCACAAACATCTTATACTATTAATGAAATTGGAGTAGGTGGAACCACGTTTGGTTCATTTACAATTACCGTAAATGGAACAGCTCCTAGATTTACTCAGACCTCATGGACTTCTTCGCCACCTCTTTCTATAACATATCCAGCAGTTCCAATGCCAGTTAACCAAGTGGCACCAACGGTTTCTGGTGGAGGAAGAGTATTTACCACCACAAATGGAACATGGAGTAATGAATCTTCTATATATTCTTACATACACGAGTGGTATTCTAATGGAACAACCATACCATGGGGAATAGGAGCTACTTTAGATCTTGGTGACTCTACAGAATATGATAATACTAATATCACATCTTCAGTGCAAGTTTTAACAACCGATTTACAGCTAACAGGCAAAACATATAGCAGTAATTCTGTACAGTCAACTCCAATCCCGCCTACAACATATACAATACCAAACTTAGTTGGACTTTACAATGTTGATAGTACTTCAAATTATGATATTGTAGTAGGAACAGCAGTTGGAACTACAGACTACACTAAAGAAGGAATTGTTGCTTCTCAGTCCCCAGCTGCTGGTACTTCTGTAAGCACATCTCCAAAGCCTACAATTACTGTTTATAAGTATACATATCAGTCCACACCTCAAGTAACTTATTACATAGGCTACTCTGAATGTAATGCTAACAATGGATATCCTTATTTAGATGCACCATCTGTAACTGGGCCATATAGTGCTGCATCTATTCCTACAGATGTTGTAACTGGTCCCAGCACCGCAAGAGTAGTAATTAGATATAGATCAACATCTGCCGCCGCCTTGGCCGCTGCAGTACAACCAGCTTGCGAACCTCCAGTATTTGCCCCACCAGCTTTTGCACCAGCTCAATTTACAATACCAAATTTAGTTGGATCATATAATCCTTCTAGCACATCAAGTTATAATGTTTCAGAGGGTTCGTCGGTTGCAACTACAGATTACACAAAGCAAGGTTTAGTTGCCTCTCAGTCTCCAGCAGCTGGCACATCAGTAGATGCATCTCCAATTCCTACAATAACTGTATACAGATATAACTATGAGGCACCACCACCTCCTCCTGAAGTAACTTATTATACTGGATATAGTAATTGTAATAATTTCTCTGGAGTCTACATATCTGCACCATCTGTTTCTGGTCCATATACAGCAGCATCTATACCAGCCGATGTAACTCTTGGCTCAGCATCTGCAAGAGAAGTTCTAAAGTATAGATCAACATCTGCCGCCGCCTTGTCTGCAGCAGCACAAGCAGGTTGCGCTACACCAACATTCGCACCACCAAGCTTCTTCGCACCACCAGTGTTCTTCGCACCACCAGTGTTCTTCGCACCACCAGTGTTCTTCGCACCACCAGTGTTCTTCGCACCACCAGTGTTCTTCGCACCACCAACATTCGGATCTAGATTTATAAGAGCCTACTGATAGAATATATTTGATGGAAGAAGAGAGTCCAGTAGAAGTACACAAAAAAAGACTAGCCGAAACAAGGCCATGGGATCTTTTAAGCCCAAGCACTGATTTTGTTTCAGAATCTGTTCAAGAAGAAAGATACAGTATCTGTAAAAAATGTCCAGAGTTTATAGGGCTAACCACACAGTGCAAGAAGTGTGGTTGCTTTATGAAACTAAAAACAAAGATCTTATTGTCTTCTTGTCCATTAAATAAATGGTAATATTAGGCGTATTGTAATGTTTTGTAGGATATAATTATCTAAGTAACAAGACTTACACAAGGGGGTAGCCAATGGCCACCAGTTTTCCAAACAATCTAGACGAATTTACAAACCCAAATGGATCAGATCAATTATCTGCTCCTTCGCACTCTGAGCAACATGCAAATGCAAATGATGCCATTTCAGCACTTCAGATAAAAGTTGGAGTTGAAGGTTCAGAAAATCCAAACTCTTTAACTTACAAGGTCTCAACAATTGAAACACTTCTTAACGATGTAAACAATAGCGGAGACGAAACCGTAGTACTATTAGGACTAGAAGGCAATAACGACTTAACAGTATATGGAATTGAGAATGCTACTAATGTAGACTCGTTTGCTAAAAATGCATGGAGAACAGTAAGATATAATCTTCAGGTTACAAGAGGCAGCGATGTATATACATCCGAGATACTTGCTTCACATGACGGAACAGACATCATGGTGTCAGAATCAAATATCATTTCAAACACAACCAATAGCTTATTTACTTATACTTTTGAAGAAATTTCAGGTATAATTAGTTTAAGAATCACCCCTGTTTCTGGTGAAATCGCAGTAAGATTTGTAAGAACAGCACTTAAGGCATAAAAAAAGCAACAAGAGGAGTCATAAACATGGCAACAGTAACAAAAAACTTTAGAATTAAATCTGGTCTTATCGTTGAAGGCACAACAGCTACAATCGGTGGCCAAAATATACTTACAGAAACAGGTGGAGATGCCTATATTCTCAACCTTGTTGGTGGAGCAACTCTTGTAAAGTCTGTTGACTCAGGCGTATTTAGTGTTGATGGTGCAGGCAATCTCACAGTAAATGCAAATACATTTGATTCATATGGATCTGCTTCAGCAGCCCAAACAGCCGCAGCAACAGATGCAACAAATAAGGCTAACCAAGCACTTGCAGACGCACAGTCATATTCAAATAGCTTAGCGTCAAATTACGATGCAGCAGGATCTGCAGCAGCAGCACAGACTGCAGCACAGAGCTACGCAGATGGCCTAGCGTCAAATTACGATCCAACAGGATCTGCAGCAGCAGCACAGACTGCAGCTGAAGGATTTGCTACAACAGCAGCAGGCAACGCACAGACTGCAGCACAGAGCTACGCAGATGGACTTGCTGTTAACTATGATCCAGCAGGATCTGCAGCAGCAGCACAGACTGCAGCCGAAGGATTTGCTACTCAAGCAGTTGCAAACCTTGTTGGTTCAGCCCCAGCAGTTCTAGATACAATCCAGGAATTGGCAACAGCTCTTGAAAATAATCCAGACATAATTGCTGATCTTGAAAATGTTGCTGCAGGAAAGCAAGATACTCTTACAGCTGGCTCAAACATTGACATTACAGGATCAACAATCTCTGTAACTGGTCTTGATTCAGCAGATATTTCAGACTTTAATACAGCAGCACTTTCTGCAACATCAGCAGCATACGATGCAGCAGGTGCAGCATCAGCAGCACAGACTGCAGCACAGAGCTACGCAGATGGCCTAGCGTCAAATTACGATGCAGCAGGATCTGCAGCAGCAGCACAGACTGCAGCTGAAGGATATGCAGACGGTCTCACAGACGACATGCTCGACGGAACAACACCATTTACAGATCTTAATATAAATGATGTTGCAAAGCAGGTGGCAGCAAGAACAACATCACTTGGTTCAGTAGTAGTAACTGCATACCAGTTCAATAAGTCAACATTTAAATCAGGTAAGTTCTTGGTTAAAATTGACAACGGAACTCATAATGAAATTTCAGAGATTCTAGTAACACTAGATTCATCTGACAACGTAGCAATTACAGAATATGCAATCGTTGGAACAAATGGTTCAAGAGGAACAATTACAGCAGATGTAGATGCAACTCATTGCCGAATCAGAGTAAATCCAGTAAATGATTCAACAATTACTGTAGCTGGTACAGTCTTTAATTCATAATTAAATAAAAGGTAAGGGGTCCTTTCAAAACCCCACTAAAACAATTAGGGGATATGTGAACTTAAATGGCAACAGTAAATAAAAATTTTAAAGTAAAGAATGGGTTAAATGTAGCAGGCACTGCGACATTTGATACAGACATAGTTTTAGGGTCAGCCCCAATATCTTTTGATACAACAACAAATAGGCTCAAGGTTCAGATAGACGGAACTTGGCAGCCTATCGCTTTATACTCAGAAATTCCTAATGAAGCTACAATGCTTTCATTTATGGATGTAGGATTGGCAATCGATTATGATGGCCAGCCAACATATATCATTCAGGCAAACGGAGTAACTCCATCAGGGACTAATAAGTTCATATCTGGTGGGGATCCAAGTACTTCAGAGTTTGGTGTTACTTTCGATTCAGGAGCATTAGTAGCATGATGCTAAGTTTTAATGGTTTAAATGCTATAATTTCAATAGATCAAATTAAAGGGGTGGCATAATGTCAACAGTAAGAATCCAAGTACGAAGAGGTACATCCTCTGAATGGACCTCAGCAAATCCAATTTTAGCTGCAGGTGAAATGGGTGTTGAAACAAACACAAATAAGTTTAAATTCGGTAATGGTTCATCTACATGGACCGCTCTTTCATATGCCGCAGCAGATACAGCAGCAATTGGTGAAATTTCCCAAGACGCTATTGATCAAGCTCTTTCAATGGGAGCTGGGTTAACAAAAACTTATGATGATGGAGCAAACACCATCACAATAACTGTAAATACAGACGTAATATCTACAAAGGCTTTTGCTTCAGCAGAAGCATCTGCAGCAGAAGCAGCAGCTATTGCAGCAGCAGAGTCATACACAGATATAGCAATCAGCGGAGTAAATAACTCTTTAGGTGATTATATAGAAGTGGCTGATAGAGGAGTAATGAACGGTGTTGCCTCACTTGATGCAAATGCTAAGGTTCCTCAAGACCAACTTCCATTAAACGTTTTAACAACAAACATTAATACATCAGGAACAGTTTCTGCAGGAACAGTAACAGCAGACAATGTAACTTCAGCTGACACGCTAACTGCAAACAATGTAAATATAAGCGGAAACCTAACAGTTACTGGAACAACAACAACAGTAAGCTCAACAAACGTTTCATATGAAGATCCACTAATTTACATGGGTGATGGAAATCAGTCCAATGTATTAGATCTTGGTATCGTAACAGCATTTAACGATGGAACATACCAGCATGCTGGTCTTGTTCGTGATGCTTCAGATAATGGAATTTGGAAGTTGTTCGCAGGTGTAACAACTGAGCCTGGCGCAACAGTAGACTTTACAAATTACACAAAAGAAGATTTAGAGATTGGACATTTATACGCAGATTCAGCAAGAATTGGAGCGGTTACTAACCCAGAAATTCAACACCTAGCAGGCGTAAATGGTCCAATTCAAACACAGCTTAACACAAAATTAGAAGGAATTCCTGACGATTCCGTTGGAACTCTTAAGCTTTCTGCAGATGCAGTAGTTTCTTCAAAGATTGCAGACGCTGCAGTTGCTACAGAAAAAATAGCAGACGGAGCTGTAACTGAAGCAAAGATTGCCGTGAATGCGGTAACATCAGGAAAAATAGCAGACTCATCAGTTGTAACAGCAAAAATTGCAGATGATGCAGTTAGCACAATTAAAATTGTAAATGGTGCAGTAACCACAGCAAAGATTATAGACAGCGCAGTGCTTGCTGAAAAGTTAGCTGCATCAGCAGTAATAACTGACAAAATTGCAGATTCTGCAGTAACTACCCTAAAGCTTGCAGACTTAGCAATTACAGACGCTAAGATATCTGAGGCAGCAGAAATAGCAATGTCAAAGATTGCTGGATTAGACGAGGCTTTAGATACAAAGTCACCAATTGATTCTCCAACATTCACTGGAGCAGTAGTTCTTCCATCAACAACAGCAATTGGCTCAGTTGACGCAACTGAAATTGGTTATCTAAATGGAGTTACATCAGGTATTCAGACACAGTTTGCTTCAGCTGCAACAGCTCTTTCAAGCCACGAATCAGATACTACAGGTATACATGGAATTGCAGACACAGCACTTTTGGCAACAAAGGAATATGCTGATACAGCAGAAGCAGATGCAATTACAGCAGCAGGTACAGCAGCAGACTCTAAGGTTGCAGCAGCAGTAGCAGCACTTACAAAGTCTTCAGTAGGCCTTGCAAATGTTGATAATACTTCAGATGCAAATAAGCCAGTATCAACTGCTACACAGACAGCACTTGATGCAAAGGCTTCCCTTGCAGGAGCAACATTTACAGGAAATGTTGAAGTTGATGGCAACCTAGTAGTAGACGGTGACCTAACTGTAAATGGAAATAACTTCTCAGCATCAGCAACATCTATCACAATTGAAGATAACATGGTTCAACTTGCTCACCAAAATGCAGCAAACACAGTTGACCTTGGTATTATAGTTGGATACAATGATGGAGCGGCAAAGCATGCGGGTCTTGTAAGAGACGTATCTGATGCTAAATGGAAGTTGTTTAAGGGTGTAACAACAGAGCCTTCAACAACAGTAGACTTTACACAAGGATCGCTTGATGATCTTAAGGTAGGTGCATTTGAAGCAACAACTGTAACTCCTTCATCTGGTGTAGTCTTCTCAGACGGCACACAAACAAAGCAAGGTGTTCCTTCTCTAACAACAATTGGAACAGCAATTTCTGGAGCATATAACCTATCAACAGGTGGTCTTGCTCTAAGAGATCAATTGATTCCAGTTTCTGGAGCACATGCAATTACAGTGCCTACAAATGCAACTACAGCTTATCCAGTAGGAACTTCAATAAGCTTCTACCAGTCAGCTGGAACAGATGCAAACTTTGTGGAAGCAGCTGGAGTTACAATTTTGAGAACTCCAGGACTAAAGTTAAGAACAACTAGCTCATCAGCAACAATAACCAAGGTCGCAACAGACACATGGTTACTTGCTGGAGACCTAAAGGCGTAACAGGAAAAGGAATAGGAAAATAATATGTCAAAAAATATAGGTAGAAGAGCATCAGCTCAAGATAACTTTATCGGTCCAAATCCTCCTACTGGTTTAACAGCAACAAATGTTGGCGCCAATAGACCATTCGGTGATGGACGCATAGACCTAGCCTGGGTAGCCCCAGCAGCAGGAAATGCCCCAACATCATATAAGGTGTTTAGAGGGGGTACAGAAATTGCAACAGTTAATGCACCAACTGTTACTTTTTCAAACACTGGATTAACATCAGCAACACTTTATTCTTATACTGTGAAAGCAGTAGATGCATATGGAACCTCAACAGATTCTAATACTGCAACTGCTACGGCTACTACTGTTCCAAGCGCTCCAACAAGCGCTTCTGCAACAGCTGGAGTTAACGCAAATACAGTTCAATGGTCAGCTCCAGCAGATGGTGGAACTGCAATAACTAATTACTATATTGTTGGAAACGATGCAACGACTGGAAACTCAACCAGCTTGTCTGTATCAATTGCAGATACTGCTGGTACATCTCAGTACTATAACGTATATGCAGATAATGCTAATGGAAGATCAACAGCATCCAATAATACAAATACGGTTACTACGTTGTCGCCTACCTTCTTTGCGCCACCGTTCTTCCCACCGTTCTTCCCACCAAGCTTCTTCGCACCACCAGGATTCTTCGCACCACCAGGATTCTTCGCACCACCAGTGTTCTTCGCACCGCCAAGCTTCTTTGCGCCACCAGTATTCTTTGCGCCACCAAGCTTCTTTGCACCACCAGTGTTCTTCGCACCGCCAGGGTTCTTTGCACCACCTACCTTTGGCTCACGATTTATCAGAGCTTACTAATATATAACACACAATAGCAAGGGGCAACCCTTGCTATTGTGCTATATAAACATAAATGATACAATTCATATATGACAAATTTAAATGAGCCCCATAGCTTTTCTTCTAAAGAACAGCTTTTCCCAGGAGTTTGGGTATATAGAAATGCTATTAAAAATGATATTGATGTTATAAATAGATTAAATCAAATCGGCGAGTCAGCTGTTAGCGAAAATGATACAAGGTACGCCTGGACCTTTGGTTTTGTTGGATACAGCGAAAAAAGGCCATCTTATAGAGACTGTGAAGATATTAAAGTGGGAGAAATTAAAAACCCTATATCAAAAACTGAAACATTAGTATCTAGCCTATGGTCAGATTTAAAAAAGTCGCAATCTCCAGCAGTTGAAGATTACTGCAGTATGTATAACGTAAGAATGAATTATTGGGAAGTTATGAATTGCATTCGATATGGGAAAGGGCAGCATTTTCAAGAACATGCAGATCATGGATTTTCTTATAGCGCCACAGTATCATTAGTTGCATACATTAATGATGATTACGAAGGCGGGAACCTTTATTTCCCTAAGCTTAACCTAGACATTAAGCCAAGAGCAGGAGACCTTTATATTTTCCCTTCAACATATCTATTTTCTCACAGGGCAATGCCAGTTGAGTCTGGAATGAAGGTTTCAGTAGTTACAATGCTAGACTATAACGATCATGCACATAGACCAGAGTTTATGCAGATGAGATCAAGATGGCTAGAGGAAGATTCTAAATCTGGTAAAAATCAAAATGCATAACATAGAAGCTTATTTTGTTAGAGAAGGGTTTGGCGAAGTCCACCCATTGTCTGTAAAAAGAGAATGGATGGATCAAACCTTTGAGGCTCACGCATATAAATGTTTTCCAGTAAGCCTGACAAATCAGCTTGGCTGGGGAATATCTTTCCCAGAAGACATATCTTTCATTTGGGATGGCATTACAGATAGCACTCCCGACCATGTAAAGATATTATCTGGAGAAAAATATGCATACCCTGGCAGAGCAAATGCAACAATAAGCTTTAATACTGGAATAATGTTTAAGACTGATGAAAACTCAACATTAATGTCTATGCCAGTTCCAAATCTTTTTATTGATGGTGCAACACCTTTTACCACATTAATTAGTACATCTTTTTATAGAGGAGAACTGCCAGCCGCCTGGATGATAACAAAGGCAAATGAGGTTATAACAATTAAAGCGGGCACCCCTATAATATCAGTAATGCCAATAGATTTATCTGCAATAAATAACTCTGAGATAGAATTTAAAGACCTCTCATCTTTACCAGAGCCTAGCTTTGATTCCACAGAGTATTCTAATGTTATATATGAATTGAATAGAACTGCAACTTGGTCAAATTTTTATAGGGACGCAGTAGATCATTTAAAAAGAAAAATTGGTTCACACCAAATAAAAGCAGTTAGATTAAAGGTAAATAACAGCCTAAAAAATAGAAATGATATAATGGATATATGAAACTAGAAAATAGCTGGTCGCATGAGCCACCAAAATCAATAACCCCTTCAGGATTTTTTGGGAACTCAATTGATAATATCGTTGAGATAAGAGATTTTCTTTCTTTAGATGAACGTAAACGCCTTATGGATTTTGCGCTAAACAATAAAATTTGGGACGTAACAGAAACACATAGAGATGCAGATGGACTAGTTTTATACGATCACACAATTTGGGAAGATAGAGTATGCACGTATAACTCTTTGATGGCATCAGATCCATCTATACTAGAATTAATCTATAGCATGATAGATAGACTTAAAGTAGAAGTAGACGCATTCTTTAGCGTAGATGCAAAAGAAACTGGTCCAGCAATTGTTAGGTGGCCAGTAGGCGCTAGACAAGAGCCACACGCAGATAAAGAATTTCATTCTGGTCCAGAAAAAGGAAGGGCAAACGATTTCCCTTGGTATGATCTTGCTGGACTATTTTATTTTAATGATGACTATGAAGGTGGAGAATTGTATTTCCCACAACACGGAATTGAATTCCAGCCAGTTGCTGGAGCAGCATATTTTTTCCCAGGCGATATGAATTATACGCATGGTGTACGTCCAGTTACTGCTGGAAATAGATTTACATCCCCATTTTTTTGGACGATAAAAAAACATACAGGAGAAAAACAGCCATGAGTAAATTAGATTATGTAGAGCTTTATCCAAAAGTAGATATCTATCGAAATGTTTTAAAGGATCCAAAGCAGCTATATGAAGTGATGAATGAATCTGAAAAGACATCAGAGGGCAAATACTTTTTAAAGACCTGGGATCCGTGGGCACATTTTGGAACTTATTCGCAAAAGAAAGATCCAAGAGAAGTCTCCGATGAAGTTCAAAAAGAAGAAATGTTTATTAAAGAAAAGAAATTTGTTGAAGAGGTTGAAGAGGCCTACAACAAAGTAATCATGGATTACGTAGAAAGACACGGTATTGAGTTGCCAGAAGGCTGGCATTTTAGCGGATGCTCTTACTCTAAATATCATGCAAATATTGATACGCTAGACAATAGCATGACTATGCAATATCATACAGACCACATAACTTCTCAAAAAGATATGCCTGGAGATAAGTTTTTTATAACATGCACAATGTACATTAACGACGACTACGAAGGCGGAGACATCGAATTTTATGTTGGAGGCAACCTTATTAACCATAAGCCTCAAGCGGGAGACATTCTTGTTTTCCCATCTACAGAGCCATACTATCATGGAGTAAAAACAATTAACACAAATGAAAAGTTTTTTGTTAGAAACTTTATCATGACACCACACAATGGCACAGAAGAATGGCTTGAAAACCAAAGAAGATTTGGCGCTTACAGATGGGCAAAAATGGAGCAGGAAAGAATAGATCATGACGACAAAAGAAATATGGTTTATTTCCAAGATGGCGTAGAAGTTTCATATGAAGATTATATGAGCAACAAAAAGGGGCAAGGTAAATAACATGGAAAGAAATATGGTTATAACCAGACACAAGCCAGATATTGTACAATATGATAATTTTTTAACTCCAGAAGAGTGTAAGGCTATCATAGATGTTTTGGCCATTAAGATGGAAAAGGATCAGCTAAGATGGATGCCAATTTCATTTTACGAGTCATACTCATCAGGAACTCCAGAGCTAAATGATCCAGACACAATTGCTTGCGGTTTACCAGGAGATTTTTTTCAAGACCTTAGACAAAGAGTAATTAATGCGACTGCAGACATGTCTGGTAAATCTCCAGAACAGATGTCTCAAATAAGCTGGCACTCTCAAAGATGGGCACCAGGTGCATTTGCAAATATGCATTCTGATAATACATCTAATGATGGCGTCTCTGGTGCATTTACTAGAAGCAGATATGCAACATTCCTTTATTTAAATGACGACTTTGAAGATGGAGTTTTAAACTTTAAGCACGGGCTTACAATTGTTCCTAAGACTGGAACCCTTGTAACTTTTGCTGGAGGATTCCACAACATGCATGAGGTTACAACTGTCAAAAAGTCTATTCGATACACCCTTGGTTCATTTTGGGACGATAGAGAAGAAAGCGATTACCCACAAGAAGTAAGAGATGCTTGGGCGGAAGAACTTGCAAAAGTCAGAGCAATTCAAAAAGATGAGGCAGCAGAATGGGAAGATTATAGAAATAGGGGAGTAAGAATAACCCCACAAGGAGAACAATACCCAGCTTCTGAAGTGGAAGGATAAAATGCAAAACAACGCAGAGTTTAAGCAATTTACAATGTTTGACCTTCAGATGCTAGGTCCAGACATATACTATTGGGAGAACGCTTTAAGCTTTCCAGAGGATCTAAAAAGATTCATTGATGAAATAGATACGTATCCAGAGTCTTATTCTAGAATATCTAAATGGGAAAACTGGACCGCAAGTAATGACTCAAATTTAATTTATGGTAAAACAAAAACTATAAATAAAGCAAATTTAAAAACAACTACTGGCTCAGATATTGTAGACAAAAGAACACTATACATAGCAAACAGCTTTTTAATGGCTTTTCAAATGTGTTCTGATAAATATTTAGCTAGACACGGTTTAGATAAAGACAATTACAATTTAAACTTAGATAGCGTAACAATTAAAGCATGGAATCAAGGCCAGTCTATGGGTCCGCATTTTGACGGACAAGACGGAAACGCAGACTTAGCATTTTCTCTTGTTGCATATGTAAACGACGACTACGAAGGTGGAGAAATTAGTTTTCCAAATCACAACATTACAATAAAGCCAAAGGCTGGAAGCTTAATAATGTTCCCTTCTCAAGAACCGTATATTCATGAAGTCAAGCCAATTACATCTGGCATTAGATACATGAGCCCAGCACATGTATATATTAAGTAAATAGGTGGTATAATAAAAAAATGAGCACAGGAGTAAATGGCTGGAGATTTCCAGACTATACAGACACGCCAGACGTCCCTAGAGACCTTGGCAACCTTGGCGATGACATAGCAGCCTTCATAGAGGCTAATCCAGGCCCACAGGGCCCTTCAGGGACCTTATCCATAGGCACTGTGACTACTGTTAGTGCATCTACACCAGCTTCAGTTGTTAATGTTGGTACAACAGAAAATGCAATATTAAACTTAACATTACCAAGAGGGATTGATGGTATTATTGGTGGCCCAGGACCCTCAAACATTCTTTCAATTGGAACAGTTGTAGAAGGAGGATCAGCGTCTGCAACAATTACAGGAACAAGCCCAGAACAAGTATTAAACTTAGTTTTACCACAGGGCCCAATGGGTCCTGAAGGTCCGCAGGGTCCAGCTGGACCTACAACCTTATCAGTTGGTACCACAACAACAGGAGCTGCTGGCACTAATGCTTCTGTAACAAATACTGGAACCTCAACAAACGCAATTTTTTCATTTACAATTCCAAGAGGCGCAACTGGAGCAACTGGGCCAGCTGGCCCGCAAGGAATACCTGGATCAAGCGCAACAATAGATCCAGTTCCTACAACAATATCTTTAAACATTCCAACAACTACTGGTTATGGAGTAAATTCAAATTGGTACCCACTTGCAAATAACCTATACTCTATTGGTCAGCCAACAGATGCTGGCAGCGGTGTTACGTCTAATAGATTTTGGAAAACAATATACTCTAATACGGGAACAATTAACACGTCAGATCAAAGATTAAAAACAGACATAATAAACTCAGACCTAGGACTAGATTTTATAAATGATTTAAATCCAGTAAAATATAAATTTATTGAAGGCGGAAAAGCAGTAGTTGATGGAGACGTTGTTTCTATTCCTGGCTCAAGAACACACTATGGCCTTATCGCACAAGAAGTAAAAGAAGTATTAGATGAGGCTGGCGTAGAAGATTTTGCTGGCTGGGTTAAAATGGATATGTCAGAAGAAGACTCAATGCAGGGTCTTAGATACGATCAGTTTATTGCTCCATTAATTAAAGCAGTCCAAGAGCTTACAGCGAGAGTTAAAGCACTAGAAGAGCAGTAAGACATGTCATATAAATATACTGTCTTGCAAGATAACCCACTTTCCTTTTTCTTATTAGACGAGGTTCGTTCTGGCGAAGCAGGCACATACAATAACCTACTTACACTTTATTCTACGTATCAAGATTTAAAAGACAACGGAATTTCATACGCTGCTGTAAGCGGTTTGCCTATAGTTGATTATTCTGGAAACTCAATGGAAGGCTATGCAATTGAGACTTCTGACATGGAAGTTCTTCCTATTATTGGGGCGGGGGTAAGAGGAACTGAAATAAATGATATATCTCAAGTAGAACTAAAAGCATTAGGTATTGGAACAAATAAAAATCCAGACAGCCCCTTTGCATTTGAGATATGGTTTAGTCCAGATTACTCCGATTTACAAGAATACTTAGTTATGGGAGACTCTGTAAATAACATAGGTATATTCTTTAATAATGAGAACATAGTTTTTAAATGTAGTTCTGAAGACTATGTATCGCACAAAATATCTAAAAATAAAGCTATGCATGTAGTGGGAATATTTTCTAAAGACAAAATTTCATTATACGTTAACGGCTTTTTGGTGGATGAGAAATTTATTACTGCTGGATTTAAATTCACAAATGAGTCTATGAGAATTGCATTGGGGCCAGCAAATACAGGTAAAAAATTTATAGTAGATTCTGCCGCAGTATATAATTATGAAATAGAGTCTGCTAAAGTATTAAGGCATTACATTGCTGGATATAAAGAAACAAAGTATTCTCAGATTGTTTACTCTAAAGAAGGAATATTGTTTTCATTAAACTCATTCTCAATAAAGCCAGATATATCCTACAGATATCCTGGCATAAAATCATTAGCGGAAATGGCTTCTGGAGACGCATATTATAATCCAGAGTACAACAGAATAGAGTTTCCTAAAACTGACTTATCAGAGACAAAGTCATTTGTCTTTGAGGATAGAATATACGTTACAAATCCAGAGTCTATTGTTTCTTCTAGAATATCATATGGGCAAGACGTAAAAAACATTTTAGTAGAAGTTTCAGTGCCAGGAGAAATTTGGGCCGAATGCAAAAACAATTCTCCACTTCCATACTACAACAAAAATCAAAATTTAAATAGTTCTATACTGGACATAAGAATCACAATGACTACAGACGACTCGTCATTTGATCTTCCAGGTTTTAGCGGACTAGATATAGATATGTATTCTAATAAAGATTGCTATTCAGACAACTCTGGAGCAAGGATATATTCAGACTACGACTACTCTCTTGGATACTTTAATTATCCAGTAAGAATACAAAATCAATATAACGGGCTATCTATGATCAATGGACATGGCTTCTCTGTAGATCTACCCATTGAGCCAAAAACAATAGAGATGTTTTTTACTCCAAGGGACGGAGCAAATGTTTTATTCTCTTCAGATTCTGCAGAAATAAAGTGGGCAGTCAATGGGGATATAACAAAAAGCGGAATTAGCTCATTCTACGTAAATGGGGTAAATGTATCAAATCAGACAAATACCTCAGCTTTCTTACTTGACAATGTATCTCATCATATAATCTTTACTCTATACGCCCCAGCCACAGATATTAAGTTTAATCAAAGCCAAGACGGTCTTATTTACGGAGGCTCTAATACTTATAGCAATATAGCCTTCTACGAAAATGCCTTTACATTAGCAGAAGCCAATAAAAATTATAAGCTTTACTGCTCAGATAACTCATCGGTTGTAATAGATCCAGGAGTCACAGTCCAAGAAAGTGTATCTGGAGTTGACAGCACAGCGTACTTCGTCAGATCTTTTGACTAATAGCGTACAAAATTTAACAAATATTGTCATTCCAGTGTACACAAGCTGGACTTTTATTAGGAATAATGGTAAACTATTTAACATATGGACATCTTAAATCAAAAAAGCCAAATCATCGAGGAAACTACACTCGGAATATACGTCTGGGAAATGCCAGATGGAAGATGGATTGGCGATGACGATGGAAACTTCTTATCGATAACTTCTAAAAAAGGAAATCGTTCTAGAATGGCGGCACTTGCAGATGCAGTAAGACATTATGGCATATCTGAAGGACAACCAAAGTTTTTATCTGGAAGAAGAAAAATTGATGACGAAGAGTTTGAATATCAAAATCAAAGACTTAAGTGGGGTCTTACACCAGACCCTCTAGACATTGGCGAGTATAAAGATTCAGTATTAAGAGGGGGAGCTGTAAAATGACACAGTTCTTAGAAGACGGACCAGACGATACATATGAAGTATCAGTAAAGAATAGCTCAGATTTATTTTCATTTAAAAAAGAAAAAGAGCACGTAGATCCATTCGCAATAGGCATTGAAGACCTTAAAAAGGTTAGGGGCCTAGGAACTAATTTTAAAAGAAAAGCAAATAGAGATTTTGCAAAATCATTTACTGGCAAAGATGGATCAGGAACACAACAGAATCTTCTTCAGCAAGCAGTCACTGGCTATGCCATGTTTGACCTTGTCCAGCCAATATACAACTTAGAGTATCTTTCGCAAATTTATGAAGTATCAACATATAACTATGCAGCTATTAATGCAAAAGTTGCTAACATCGTTGGGCTTGGATACTCTTTCATGGAGACCAGAAAAACTAACGATGCCATTGATGCAATTACAGATGACAAGCAGCTTGAGAGAGCACGTAGAAAGCTAAACAAACTAAAGCAGGATCTACAAGACTGGCTTGACTCTACAAATGATGAAGACACATTTACAGAAACTTTAATTAAAGTCTACACAGATTTAGAAGCTACAGGAAACGGCTACATAGAAATTGGAAGAACAACAGGCGGAGATATTGGATACATTGGTCATATCCCATCTAAGACAATGAGAGTCAGAAGATTGCGTGACGGATTCATGCAATTGCTTTATGGCAAGGCAGTATTCTTTAGAAACTTTGGGGATACAGAAACCATTAATCCAATTGGTGATGCAGAAGATAGACCAAATGAAATTATACATTTGAAGAAGTATACCCCAATGAACAACTATTATGGAATTCCAGATATCGTTGCCGCTCAAATGGCACTGGCTGGAAATGAGTTTGCTGGAAGATACAACTTAGACTACTTTGAAAATAAGGCGGTCCCAAGATATATTATTACAGTAAAGGGAGCAAAGCTTTCACCAGAGTCAGAAAGAAAATTGCTTGAGTTTTTCCAGGTTGGTCTAAAAGGAAAGAACCACAGATCACTCTATATCCCATTGCCAGCAGACACCCCAGACAATAAAGTTGAATTTAAGATGGAGCCAGTCGAAGCAGGCGCACAGGAATCATCATTTAATATTTACAGACAGTCAAATAGAGACGAAATACTTTTGGCACACAGAGTCCCAATTAATAAAATTGGAGTTCCAGAGGGCGTATCTTTGGCAAATGCTAGAGATGCAGATAAAACATTTAAAGAGCAAGTTTGCCGTCCAGCACAAATGAGACTAGAAAAAAGAGTCAATTCTATAATTGAAGAAAAGACAGACGCTTTAAAAATTAAGTTCGAGGAGCTTACATTAACAGACGAAGATACTCAGTCACAAATAGACGAGAGATATCTAAGAATGCAGGTAATTACTCCAAATGAAGTTAGAATTAAAAAGGGCATGATCCCAGTCGAAGGCGGAGACGAAATGGTAGAATTAAAGCCACAGCAGGCAGCTGATCAAAAAGCAACTGCTGGGAAAACCAGAGCCAGGGATTCAGAAAGATCTGCCGCCTCTTCCGATAAAGTCGGAGAAGGCAGAAATGCAAAGGGCGACGGCAAAAAGGTTGACTAAACCTAATCAACTGCTATTTGCATTTTTAGATAGACACGTATAAAATTAAGCATATGAACATTGAAAAAGCCCAGTGGTCCTCCGACGGCCAAAACATTCATTTATCTGTTCCATTCACAAAGGTGAACAGAGAGAATAGAACTGTTTCTGGCTTTGCTACATTAGACAATGTAGATCAAACAGGAGACGTAGTCACTGCAGAAGCAAGCATAAAAGCATTTGAAAGTTTCCGAGGAAACTTAAGAGAGATGCATCAGCCCTTAGCTGTTGGCAAAGTTGTTTCATTTAAGCCAGAAACATACTACGATCAAAAGTCTCAAACTTTTTACAATGGCGTTTACGTAACATCATACATTTCAAAGGGTGCACAGGATACTTGGGAAAAAGTTCTTGATGGCACTCTTTCTGGTTTTTCAATTGGCGGAAAGATTAAAGATTCAGACAACGAAGTTAATAAAGCAACAGGAGAAGCAGTAAGATTCATCAAGGAATATGATCTTGTAGAATTATCAATTGTAGATTCTCCAGCAAACGAAATGTGCAACATCGTTTCAATTGAGAAAATGAATGGTCAGCTTATATTTAAGGGCATGGCAGCAGATGTAGTTACAGAAAATATTTTTTATTGCGAAGAAAGCGACTCTGTTTTTATCTCGACAGACAAGACATACTCTTCTCCAGTTACTGGAAAAGAAGCTACGCTAATTGGCTGGGTTGAAAGCTCAGACATAAACAAATCAAAAGAGATAGACAAGATTCTTGCTTCATTCAAGAAGTCAAGAGTTCCGTTGCCTGCAACACAAACAATAGCAAAACAGGCAAACGTACAAGGAGGTAATGAAGTGGAAAAACTAAACGTAAAAGCTGAAGATACAGCAGTTGTAGAAGCAACACCAGTTGCAGAAGCACCAGCAGTAGAAGCACCAATCGTTGAAGAGACCGTAGTAGCATCTGATGCTCCTGTTGTCGAAGATGCACCAGCTGCTGATTCAGCAGAAGATGCAGACTCTGCTTCTGTAGATGTCTTTAAGTCGGTTGATGCTCCTCAAGCAGATGCTGCAGTAGAAGTTGAAGAGCCTGATTTTGCAAAAATGTTAGTAGACCTAAAGGGATTCTTTGCAGATACTCTTAGCAAGGCTACAGAGGCAAATGCAGTACAGGTTTCAGAAATTAAAGAAACTGTAGAGACTTTTAGCAAGGGCGTAAATGCTCAGATTACAGAGTTAGCAGAAAAGCACAGCGCACTCAGTGCAGCTGTAACAGAAATAAAGGGCACCATTGATGGTGTTCAGAAGCGTGTAGATGCCGTAGAAGGCGATACAGCAATTAAGAAGTCCTCAGACCTTGGCGGGTCTGCGGTATTAGCAACAAACAAATCAAAATGGAACGGTTCTTTCCTCGGTTCCGTAAACGAAATATTTAACTAGGGTAGGTGAAATTATAATGAGCAATGAAACATTAGAGAAAGCAATAGCAGCTGGAACAACAGCTACAGGTACTTTCGCATCAACAACTGGTGGAGAAGGCATTCACACTGCGTCTGAAAACGGCAACGGTGGTCTTCTTAATCCAGAACAATCAGCTCGCTTCCTAGACTATATGTTCGACGCAACCGTAATTGGTAAGGTCGCACGTACTGTCAGAATGAAGTCAGACACAACAGAAATCGACAGAGTCGGCGTAGGCGAGAAGCTTATGAAGCTCGCAACAGAAGGTGACAACACTGCATCAAACGCAGCTGTTACATTCTCAAAGATCTCTCTCACAACAAAGAAGCTTCGTCTCGACTGGGAGCTCTCAACAGAGTCACTAGAAGATAACATCGAAGGTCCAGATCTAGAAGACCACATCGCACGTATGATGGCAACTCAGGCTGGAAACGACATCGAAGATGTTCTTCTTAACGGTAACGAGTCACTTTCATCAGATGCTCTTTACAAGGCATTTGATGGTGTAGTAAAGAAGTCTAAGGCTAACGGTCACGTAGTTGACGCAGCTGGTGCTGGACTTTCTCGTGCTGTATTTAACTCAGCACTTAAGGCACTTCCACGTAAGTACAAGCAACGTCGTACAGACCTTCGCTTCCTATCAGGTTCAAACTTGATCCAGGATTACTTATACTCAACATCACAGAACATCCAGAATGTTAACCCACAGGATATTGCTTCAGGCATCATCCGTGGTGAAGTTGCACCTGTTTCAGGTCCAGCAGGCTACGTAGCCCCATACGCATTCGGTATTCCAATCGTTGAAGTTCCACTTCTTCCAGAAACACAGACTGGTGATTACGCAAATGCAACTGGCTCACACGGTGACGTCCACTTGACATTCCCTAATAACGTTGTTATTGGTGTAAAGCGTGACGTAACAGTCTACCGCTTCTTCTGGCCACGTAAGGACTCAATCGAGTACACAATGTATACTCGTGTTGGCGTTCAGATCGAGCAGGCAGACGCTTGGGTAGTTGTAAAGAACGTTAAGGTTGCTTCCTAATTAGGAATTAATCTCAGAAAGGCCCCCAATTAATTTTGGGGGCTTTTCATTTTAATTATACAATGCTATAATGGTTTTACCTAGAAAAAGGAGTATTAAATGTCTTTTGACACATTAAAGGTCGGAGAGCTAAAGGCAATTGCAGAAGAGTTTGCGGTTGATACAGCAGGTCTTAAAAATAAGCAGGATGTAATTGCAGCACTAGCAGAAGAAGGAGTGACTTACGCAGTATACGCTAAGACACTTAAAGATTTAGAAGATGCAAAAGAAGAAATTGAAGTCCTTCCAGTATTTGATCCAAAGGCAGAGCGCACAGAAGATACAGTATTGGTCATGATGACAAGAGCCAACTTTAGATATGACATTATGGGTCATACGTTCACCCAGGACCACCCATTTGTAGCAATGCATAAAGATGCAGCTCAGCAAATTTTTGATAAAGAGGAGGGGTTTCGTTTAGCCACACCAAAAGAAGTTCAGGATTATTACGGCTAAGCTTAATCACACAACATGGAAATTATAGTAGGAACAAATGCTCCAGTAAAGCAAAGAGTCTTTTGGAAGGGCGGAATAGCTAAGGCTGATTCCTCACCAATCGTTAAGTTTTACGACATAACAGAAGACCCAGCAATTGCTCCTTCTATAAATCCAGGAGTTGTTTTAGAAACCCAAGAAGCTGAAGAGATGGATACAGACTTTGGGGTCTATAGCGTATACCCACCATTGTCTCTTACAGATAGACCAAGATCTTTAAAGCTTGTTTGGGAGTATGAAGTTGAAGGCGAACCAGTAACCAAAGAGCACAAGCTATTTGTTGTTAAACCATATACAGATTTAACGCAAGCAGCAGATGCATTAGGATTTGGCTTTGATCAATCAGACCCTAACTACAGAACATTTGCAGATTTAGTCGCAGCAGAAAGATATGCAAGAAAGTTAATTGAAAATTATACTGGTCAGCAATTCCATTTATATGATGACGTAAATGTTGTTTACTCTACTGGATCAAACATACTGCCGCTCCCACATAAATTAAATCAGCTTCACGAGCTTTACTTAAATGACATGCTTCTTGTAGATACATTAAATGACATTAATAATTTAAATATGCCAGTTTCAGTATCAGAGAGTGGATTTGGATTAAGAGTAGATAGATCAAATGCTTTAGACAATGTAGTTTATTATGCTAATGGCATGATACCTCCAAGCATTAATGATAGCGGCAGAGGTATATTTATAAATGGCGGGACATATAGAGTCGCTGGAAGATATGGATGGGAATATGTCCCAGATGAAGTAGAGCTAGCATGTATTGAGCTTATGAGAGATTTTTTCTCTAAAGACAAAGAATGGCGAAATAAGTATATCAAGAGCATTCAGACATTTGACTGGCAGTTCCAGTATGATACTTCAGCATTTAGCGGCACAGGCAATAACTATGCTGACCAGCTATTACTCACATACGTCACAAACAAAATGGTAGTTATCTAACATGAACAACTTAGTCGATTCTATTTTCAATATGAAGGTAGATGTATATCTGCAAGAAGATTATCAGGACCAAAATACTGGTGCCATAAAAAAATCTTGGATCTACTCAAAGACTATTCCATGTTTTGCAAAAGGTATTATCTCTAACTCATCTTCCACAAGAGGCGGGGATAGCCAGACACTTTCAACTAAGTATACCGATAAGCAAACAATAGAGATAAGAACTCAATCAAGACTCACGTATAGACAAAAGATAGCAAACATTAGAGACTCTGCTGGTAACGTAATTTGGTTTGAATTAAATTATCCAAACGACACCCCTACAGTATTTGAGATAGTAAGCTCAACACCAATCACAGATCCATTTGGAACACTTATGGCATATAACTCAATTGCCAAAAGGTCGGAGAATCAGATAATTGGAGACTAACGGAGTAGCATTATTACAAGCAGCATCTGGACTAGAAAGATTAATGATTGGTTCAGCTGCAGCTGGTGTTTTAAAAGATAGTAACGTAGCTCAGATATCGGCATTCTTATATTACCAAGCAAATGTCGCAGCAAAACTAACTTCAAACAAAGCATTTCAAAGACTTTTTAAGACAACAGTATTTAATCAGATAGATAAAGACTTCGGTCTATTTATAGACTCTCAGGCAAGAACAAAACCAAAATCTCTGCACCATGTCTATGAGTGGAATAAGACTGGGCAAGCAACTAGCAGACTTTACAAGCTAAATAGACTAGAGTCAGCTGGCCTATCATTTAAAATTAATTATGAATTAAAGCTATCTAAATCATCTGTGCCATCAAAAAATAGAAAGCAGACAAGCAGGTACGTGTTTGCCAAAAAGGCTTCTGTGATGGAAAAAGGAATGCCAATTATCATAAGACCAAGGTCTGCAGAAAGATTAGTTTTTGAAATTGACGGAGAAGTTGTATTTATGCCAAAGGGCAAATCTGTTACCGTAAAAAGTCCTGGAGGTAGAGCATCGACTAACCAGTTTGATCTTGCATATAGTAGATACTTTAGTGGTCCATTAGTATCTAATTCAATCAAGGCTTCTGGGTTTCAGAATATATTTGGATCGCAGTTTGAGAAAGCAATGCGGGTGCCTTCTTCTATATCAAAGGTGCGTTATTCTTTTAGTCCAGGTACAATTAGACT